CCTCTTTTAAATTGGCTCTCTTTAATGGCTGAATTCCTTTCCATATAGTTCATGACAAAAACTACCTTTATTCTGTTTGCTTAAACATATCTTCAATGAGTTGTGCTTGAGCTTCTCAATCTATCTCTGGTATATCTTCCTTAGATGGATCATAGTCTGGATTCTCTACTAAATCTGTTGGTAACTTTTCAATAACCCATGCTAAACACTTCATCTCTGCTCTAAGTAAATCAGCTTGAGTTAGATTTGGATCTTTAACATCCATACAATCTCAATAGATAATCTTATAACCTAAAGCCATCTGTCTTTTCTTGATTAACTCTTTCATTTTATCCCATCATCTACTCTTGAGTAGATCATCAAGCTTTACCATTTTTTCTGACATTATCATATATTAGAATTTAAATTAACTGTATCTCTAGTTATCAATTCTTCCTTTTCTGGCATTCATTGAGACATCATGATATTAGCTGCACTATTTGCTACTTGATTATTTACCATAGGCATTTCTGGTTGTCATTCTCATAACTCAAGTAATAATCATTGGAGCTTCTGTAATATCTTTTCTTTTAGATCTCCATCTTCTGCTTTTTGCATATACAACCATACTGTGTAATAATCTAAGTCTGTTCTCTTGAATAAGCTCTTAGGCTCTTCTCATAGATTAACCATGTTAAGATAATCCATTGCAGCTCTCTCTTGAGCAGTATAACTAAATATTGAGTTAACTGTGTTAGGCTTTAATCATGTAGCTCTAAGATATAATCTCTTGAATATTGCTTTATTCACAGGCTTGATTTCTGGATCATTTACTATGATAGGATACAATGACATTAAGTTATTCTTTTGTTGCTCATTAATAGCATTGATATCTTCTGTAGCTCATACCATTATGTAAGGCATTTGCTTAGTAATGAATTGGTCTTTATCTAATGTCTTACCTGTTCGTTCAAAGTCTGGATTAAGTAATACCCATTTTTCTTTTCATTCTGGGAAGTTCTCTAGATATCATCTCCACCATTGGAAGTAATAATCTCTATAGAACCATTGCTTAATAGTATTCTTTAGTGATAATTGCATATTAGCATTAGCTTGTAATTGTTGAGCTTCTGCTTTAGTCATGCTCTTATCTGGTAAGATACCTTGCTGTAGACTATCTACCTTAGAATCATATTTAGCTTCATTCTCTAACCATGACATCATATTCCATACATCAGTTTTAATCTGACTCTGTGGTAGTTCAAACATTGCATTCTGTATAGGTTGTGTTCCTATCTCATTCTCATCTATGAATAGATATCTTTGGTCAAATGTTTTCTTCTTAAGCTCTTCTTTATTCTTGATTAATCTACTATTAACTAAGAAATCTCATCATGTAGCTTCTCTTTTGGCTTTCATTAGTGAGAGATTTGCAAGAATAGATTTAGCATTCTGTTTATCTTCTACCTTATCACATATTGATGTACCAAATGGATTTCATCTTACAGGATCATAGTAGTTCAACATGATTGGTCGAGGTATTAACTTAGGGTTCAACTTCTCTTCTTTTGTTACTGGCTTTAATTCCTCTTGATAAAATATCTCTGTTAAATCTGCTGAACATACAAACTTCCATTTTCTACCATCAACTATTGTGTAGTGTGTGTAGATATCTAAAGCAAAGTTATCTTCTATTTCATCAACTATGATAGGTCAAGTTCATGCTTTATTGCTGTAAGCTTCTCTAGTTAATTCATCTTCCATATTGTATTGCTTAGCAAACCATCTATTTATAGCATTCTTATCGTATAGATCTTTTACATCATGGATATTTGTTAACATACAGAATCAATGAAATCTGTAGTTTTTACCATCAAACTGTCATGTTTGAGTTGGTAATGGATCTGGTATCCATGAGAGAGGATTAATAGCTCTCCATGTGTTAACTAATTGGTCTTTATCAAATCATGTTTTGTTCAAGATTCATACTCCAAAGAATAAACTATCTTGCTCTACTTGATATTTTAGTTGCTGTGTAGCTCATTCTCTTTCATCAAATTCTGCTACTGCATTTAGATTCTGTGCTTCTTCTTCTCCTATCCATCATTGTCTTGAGATAAATTTACATTTAACTCCATTAGTAAAAAAAGATGCAATAAGTGTATCCATGTAATTAGCAACCATATTGATATTGATTATCTTTCAACCATTCTTAGCTTGAGGATTCCATTTCATAATTCTATCTCTATATCTTATCCTTACTGGTCTTACATAGTTTAAACCTAATGCATATTCTCTTTGTATCTGAGTAAGTATTGATGACTTATCCATGCTTAGTTTTCTAATATAAATTTATGGCATTATATTCTGAAATTTGAGAATTCAACTATTTTTAATACAACATATCATCAAAGCTTACTGTTATTATTTCTGTATGATTATTTGTTGATATTGGTCTATTTAATGTCCGATACATTCTCATCATTATTGCATCTGCATAGTCTGGAGAATGTCATAGTCTTTTTTTCATATCTTCTTTACTCTCTAATCTAACTTTCTGTTCTCATTCTAGATCCTTTACGATGATATTATCTAGCTCTACCTGGATTTTATCTTTAAGCTCTCATGAAGTATTTATTCTGATTTCTCTTTTCTCCATGAGATACTTAAGCTTAAAATAACATTGAGTCTTTAGATTAGCATAGTTCCTCATCTCATCCTTTTGAACTATTGGAGTTCAGTTATTCATAAAATTTACACAACCTCTTAGATTATCACATACTCAACCTCATACTCAATCAGAGTCTATACAGATATTACTTCTCCTAACATTGTAATATTGCTCTAGTTCCTTTATTGTTTGTACTGTTTGGTCTGTAGTTCTTCAGTTATAGCTCTTGATATCTACTACTTCTAATCACTTCCAAACTACAATAACAGTATTATCATCTCCTAATCTAGCAACATCACAGGTAATGTAAGTTGTATTATCTGGTTGAATATTAGTAGTAAATAAATCTGTTATCTCATCCCATCTAAAGAGCTTTCATGGTGTATCATCATAATCAAAATTTCAGTAGAGGAGTCTTTGCTTAGTTATCTCATCAGCTCTCTCTAATTGTTGGATATAACTTTCATCTAGATAGGGATTATCTCATGCTGTAGCTCTAACAAATTTTCTATATGGTGGTAATGTTCAATCTTTTCGAGGTTTATAAAAAACATCATAAACATGTCATTTATTCGGATTAAAACACTCTAAGAATTTAGGTGTTTTTCTTATAGTCTCTCAATTAATAACAAAAGTATTCTGTCTTCAGATACGAGTTTTTAACATCTCGATACCTTTAGCTTCTACTTCGTTTGATTCATCAATAAAAGCTCATGTAAGTTCTAGAGATCAGAATCTAGTCCATTCAGGATCTGATGGTTGAGATGCACAATCTAACAAGATTATCTCACTTCAATTAGGGAATTTAATAGTATTAGTCTGTCAATTTAACACTCACCAATATTCTTCTGGAATCTTGTAGTAATTCATTATCTTGTAGTAAGTGTTTAGAGTAGTTCTTCTAAGATTAACTAACTCCTTTCTTCAAATTACCCATCTAGATCATGGGAACTGCATAGCTGATTTCCATACCCAAAAATCTCATAACCAGGATTTACTTCATCATGCAGCTCCTCAAAATCATACTTCAGTAGTAATATCATCTTCTAGATACTTAAGAGCTTCTCATTGCTTTTCTGTTGCATAAAACTCTACAATCATGTATTACTTTTTCTTTTTAAAAACAATCTTCCTTTTTGGAGCTGTTTTTACTTCTTCATCTTCTTCTGGTATTTCAATCTTTACTACCTTTTTTACTTCTTCCTTTTTCTCTTCTGGTAGTTCTGCTAAGAGTCATTTTAAGAATTCAATGATTTCTAGACTCCTAACATTGTTCTTCCATTCTAGCTCATGGATCTTGTTTAAGATTTTTTCTCTCATTCTTCCTTAGGTTTAGATATAAAATATTTATGTAATTCTGCTATTAACTTCTCTATCTCAGCAAACTGATATTCAGAGAATGGTTGGCAGATTACAGACAATTTATCAGCTATCTCACTTCGTTTAGTTGTTCAAAAGTATTCTGCTACTAATTCAGGTCTATCAGCATCTAATAACTCAATGCATCTCTCTAAATCTGATTTGAGATTGCTGTAGATTTTTTTAACTGACATTTTTTGTATGGTCATTTCTTTCATTTCTGTCTTGAATTAATGTAAAGGTCAAATGCATCTATCTTATCTGCTATGAAATCATGAAACTCTTGAAGATTAAAGTCTTTATACTTAGGTGGTTTATCTTCATCATAAATCTGAACTGCCATGAATTCACACAGAACTAACTCTGCGTTTTTATATTCTATTTGTTTAACTGACATAGCATCTCTCATACTTTGTTATTTGGTTTAGTATAAATTACTCTATGTTCTTAGCAGGTCATACAATTATGTGGATTGCTTCAATTCTATTCGTATTCGTATTATCATTCTCAGACTTAACATAAGTAGTTGGCATATTATTCTGTATTCTATTCATTCACCAAATTGTATTCAGATCCTTAACATTGATATTTCACTTCTCTTCCATTTGCTGTAACTTTACTGCACTAAGCTCAATAGCTTTAGAGATATTTCACAATAAAAACTCTGCACTAGGCTCTAATTGAGCTACAAGTTTTTCTTCTACTTTCTTTAGAGCTTTATCTGATGCTTTAGATTTCATTGCTTTCTTTTCTTTATTCCATCATTTAGTCTCAATCCTAGCTCTAGAGTTATAAGTTACTCATTTGTCACACAAAAATTGCTTAACTTCGGTATATTTCGAAGAGAAGTATTTTTTCTTAAGTTCTTCTCGATTATACTTCTGAACTGCCATTTCTTATGCTTTAGATATAAAACTATTCTTTATCTTTCTTTCTTGTAAATCAGTAATGATCTGCTAAGAGTATTTTTGCTATCTCTATCATCCTTTCTTTATTCTTCCTTGCACCAGCTGATAACTCATTAAGCTCTTTAACTAATGCATCCTTTTCTGATTTTTCCATTAATCACTAGATCAAATAAAACTGATTACAATTTCACATCTTGGATTATTCTTATCTACTCATTCACATCTCATGTTTAGCTCCTTTATTATCGTTCGGTTATCATCCTCTAAGAGTCAGTATTTAACTAATAAATCATTAATACTCTCAACCTTATTAGATAAATCTGATTTTCTGTTATCTGGCATATAGAATTTATAATTCACCTTTAGCTCTTTGTTTAATCTTAATTGTTCTACCTGCCCAAAGAGACTTTTTAGCTGTTCCTTTTCTCGTTCTAGATACTGTTTGCTGCTTAGTAGATACTTTCATGTTCGTTGTTTGTTGTTCTTTTTGCTCGGTATTCTTCAATGTAGCGTTAATTGTATCATTTGTTTTAATAGAATCTAAATCTGGTTTATTACACCTTAAGCAAACATTACTCCAAACAGGTATCCCATATCAGCATTTACTACAGATTTTTACTTTCTCCATTTTTTTGTTTACAATAAAAATCCCACTGCTTTTTTAACCGTGGTATCAGTTCTCAATGCATTACTAATTGTTCTACTAGAAATTTCTTACCTGCAGTAGCTCTATCTACTCGGTTGTGTTGGTCTATACTATCTACAAAAACGATGTTGTTTACGTTATTCCTGAATTCTGGAAATGATCCTTTAGGTAGAGCATGAGCCATCTGAAAACTAGCAAGATTCTCTAGAGAATAATACTTTCATGTTAGATCAGATTTACCATGATTTCTTAACCACTTAGTCTTGAATGTTATTAACTCACTTCAACCATTAGCAATCCTTTCTTTATGTTTTATTCAGATTTTTTTTAACATAAACGCAAAACACCTTAGTAATTAAACTAAGGTTCTACTTGTTTTTTATAAGTCCACAATTAATGTATCTAAATTTAGTGAGAATGCAAGTCTTTTTTATTTCTTAGTAATTACCCAATATTTATTTATTGACATTTATTGAATAATATATTTTACTATTGAAATAAGATCTACAGATTATTATAAGAAGAGAGTAGTGTACTTCTAGAAGTAGAACTTTGTAAGTTTTACTTTTTTATTGAAATTAAATGTTAAAGAAATTTAGCGATTGGTTAAAATATAACAGAAGTTGTAGTGATTGTACCATAAGAAATTATACCTTAGGATTAAGGCTTTTTAATGAGTATTTAAAATCTCTATCTCTATCAATAGAGGAGTGTGAGAGTATTAAGATTAGGCATATAGATCAGTTCATCTATGAGCAAAGATTCTTTAGAAAGAAAAATGAGAGAACAGTTAACAATTACTTAGCTTGATTAAAATTATTCCTTAGATTTTGTTTAATACAATGATACAACGTAGAGAATTATAATAAGATCATGTATGTTAAAGAACATAAGAAAAAAATAGAGGCTTTATCAGAAGAGGAGTGTATAAAACTATTTGAATACTTTAAGAGTGTTAAGTGTAAGAATGAGACAGAGGAGTTAATTAAAACTAGAAATCTTGCTATTGTATCTCTATTCATGTATACAGGCTTAAGATTATCAGAGCTATCTAATTTAAAAATAAAAGAAATCTGAGAGGATATGCAGTTAATTGGTAAAGGTGGTAAAGAGAGATATATTTCTATCCATCCTGATGATCTAAGAATTATTAAGCTGTACTTATTCCTAAGAAAAGATAATTCAGAATGGTTATTTGTATCTCATTCTAGATCATGTAAGAATAGAAAACTAAGTAATGTTGGTATAGAAAATGTTATAAAAGAATGATCTAGAAAAGCATGAATAATTGGTAGAGTATTCCCACATAAATTACGCCATACATTTGCAACGAATTTACTAAGGTCTAATGCACCATTACCTCATATTCAACAATTATTAGGTCATAATAATATTTCTACTACGCAAATATATTTAACAGTTCTTAACTCTGAAATCAAGAAAACACAAAATTCTATAACAAGATTTTAACACATATTAGAAAAATTAATTTAAAAATGTCAAATTTTTGGTGGAGTTTAACATCCTCTTTTGGTAGTCCTCCACTAGCTTTTCTAATTTAATGAAAAATTGCATAAAAAAAACTTGCAATTTTTAAAAATAGGGTTATACTAGATATCGATGATATGGGATTCAAGTGCATTAAGGCACTTAATAAAAAAATCTATTATACTTTGCACAAGATACACAGTATATAGTTAGAGTCTCATGTCATTAATGACATTGAGGCTTTTTTGTTTATAAGTCCACTACACACAACAAGGTTCTACTTATTTGAAAAGCAACAGAGTCATTTACATTGGGATTCTCATCTACAACTGATTCAAACAGTACAGTAGAACGAATCCCTCTACTGTACTATTTGAGTCGGTTGCTTGATAGGGGAACGATTAAGAGACTGGCATGAATAGTACGCCAGTCTTTTATTTTCTTCCAATTAGTGATTATGTTAATTACAAGCAAGGGAAATGGCAAGAATTACTATGGATATGATGAGCAAGGGAATATCCATGAAGTAATTAAAGTAGGGGGGAGATTTTATCTAGCTAAGCTAATCATTGGAGAATGACTTAGAGCTATGTGATCTCCTCTAACAAATTTTACATTGGTTAAAGATTAATGAGAGAAAAATTTTATTTCTTCGGATCATTCCGAGATACTGCTAAAGCTATAGAAGATCCTAAAGCAAGGTTGGAATACTTAGAGGCAGTTATAAGACATGGGTTGGGAGATGAAGAAATAGAATTATCTCCTCTAATCAACTGTCTAATGGTTCAGACAAGGTTCACATTAGATAGATCAAATGAGATTTCTGATTCTGCTAGTGAAAGATGAAAGTTAGGTTGAGCGCCTAAATGAAATCAAAACGCAAAGAAGAATTGGGATATCATATCAAAACAAGCTAATTCAAGCAAAAACAAACTAAAACAAACTAAAACAAGCGAAGTAGAAGTAGAAGTAGAAGAAGAAGTAGAATATAAAAGAAATATTAAAGAAAAGAAAATATACTCTGATTTTGTTAGGTTAACAGATGAAGAGTATAGTAAATTACTAGCTCTATTATGAAAACAAAAACTAGATCAAGCTATCGAGAACCTAAACAATTACATCGGTAGTACATGAAAGAATTACAAGTCGCATTACTACACCATCAGAAAGTGGAATCAAGATTACATAAAGGAGCTAGAGTCAAGGAAATGAGAAACAGCTTTACCATCTAACATGGATTTACTATGAACTATTCAACTCAGAAGATAGGGAATCCAAACGCAGAGAGAACAATCATTTGAGGGTTATTAGATGATTGGCAAAGAAAGTATGAATGGGAAATTACAGAGGATGACTTTATCGATAATGATTGCTTAACTATCTACAAGACATTAGAAAAAAACAAATGAGATGTAGATCTAGCTGAGTGAGAATTAATCAACCTATGAGGCACAGCATTAGATACATGGTTTAGTATTAGAGCAATGATAGGTAGCTACATTACTACACACATTGATAGCCACCTAGAAGTGTTAAAAGAACATACCAAAAGGAGAACACAACTACTCATAGCTGATAAAATAAAAGCAAAAATCCAGGAATGAAATGATGCTGATATGCTAGAAGAAGCTAACAAGCTATTCCAAACAGAAGCAGTTAAAGTTCAATCAAGGGATGCTATCAAACAAGAGATATTTGATGATATGTTCTGAGAGTGAAAAGATATTAAGAGATTCTTAACCAACTACAAAGACATTGATGATATTACTTGATGATTCTATCCATGACAGCTTGTTACTATATCAGCAAGACCTGGTATCTGAAAAACTACACTAGCAATTAACTTTATTGCTAACCAACTACAAGTCTGACATAAAGCAGTATTCTTTAGCTTAGAGATGCCAGCAAAAGAGATCTATCAAAGACTTTACTCAAGGTTCTGATGATTAGAAGTATGAAAGCTTAAGGGAGCAAGGAAAATAGAAGCTTGAGATATGGAGAAATATAACAAGGCAATGGAATTAGTATGAGAATTTGAAGAGAATCTGACTTTATTCGATGATAAATACAAGTTATCTGAAATAGTTAATCAAATTAGATTACTACATAACAAGTGAATATGTGATATAGTGTATGTTGATTATGTAGGTTTAATTGAGGTTAAAGCAGAGAATAGGAACTTAGAGATAAGCAAGATTACTAGAGCGTTAAAGGTATTAGCAATTCAACTAAAGATTCCGATTGTAATTATGGCTCAACTATCAAGAGCAGTAGAAAAGAGATTTGGATGAGGTGATGAACCAATCCTATCTGATCTAAGAGATTCATGAAGTATAGAGCAAGATAGTGATGTAGTAATGATGCTACATAAAGGTGAGAATAATTGCTTAAAGGTATTAGTAAGAAAGAATAGAAATTGACCTTTAGGAACTGCTTATCAACTAATGAATGCTAGATATATGCAAATATGAGATATGACAGAAGAGCAAAAGCAATTTTACATGAATCAATGAGAATAAAATGACATATACAGAATTCCAACAAAAACTAAATCAGAATCTATTAGCTCTCATGGAGAAGTGTGATAATGGTGAGTGTAGTGTATGGGAGGTAATAAGATATAGAGACCACATGACAAAACTTTTAAATGATTTTAGAAAACAGCATGAAAAAGAAGATTAATTCAGCATGGGATGCTATCAACTACTACAACCACTATGATGATGAAGTTAAGAAAGAGGCACAGGATTTCTTATTTGATTATCGATTCTGGGAGTTAGTAGAGAGATACAATGAGGATCTAACAGTACATGAAGAGTACGATTGAATAGAACCTAATCCACACTTCATACAATGGGCTTATGACCACTTAAATTATTTATTTCAAAAAGATTAATAACAATGGCAACAACAAGTAAAGTAGAAAGTATTTTAAATACTAGAGAATGGAGCTGACCTAGTGGAGCAGTATTCTATATACAAATGAGGCTAGAGAATTGAGAAACAATTACTCTAGGTAAGAAATCTAAAGATGCTTACAAAGTATGAGATGAAGTAAAGTATGAAGCTTATACTGATGCTAACTGAAAGCAAAAATGGAAAGAAGTAAAAGAGATGCCACAATTTGCTAAGAAAACTAACAATTCTGATAACAACAAATGAGCAATGATAGGTATGTCTATTAAGACAGCATTTGAGCTAGTTTATAAAGATGAAAAAGACTTTGATAAAGCAAAGGAACTAGCAAAGAAAATCTTGTTACTAGCATTAGAAATGCATGGTGAAAATAAGGAGGAGCTTCCCAGCTAGGAGGCTTTCTCCAAAGGAAGCCATAGCAAAAGCAAATGAGCTTTGTATTAAGCTAAGAAAAATGACCTTACCTCCTACTAATTGGAATATGGATTTAGTAGAGTGGAGATCTATTTAGATTAAGAAACTACGATGGAAGAATTAATTAAAAAGCATGAGCAACTCAAGGCTTTAGGCTACAATGTATGAATAGAGACTCTATGGGAATGGATAGATCATAAAGCAGAGTTATTAGCAAAGGCTTGAGAGTTAGATAGTGAATATAGAGAGAACAAAGTAACTCTTAAAAGAGATAAAGGTATGAGGAGTATGGAGCTTAAGCATGGTAAAGAAAAGATAACAGATAAGATGGTAGAATGGATTATATCAGATGAATTCTATGATAGAGATATCCATCAAGAGACATTAGCTACTATGTATAAGCTCCTACTAGATAAAGCTGATAACGCTCAAGAGTATATCAACGTTATCAAGCTAAATATAAAAACATATACAAATATTTAGATTCTAAACTATTACATGAATAAACGAATAAACATTACATTAGTAGTAATAACAATCCTAGTTCTGATTTATTGCTACTGGCTAAATATAACATTAGCAAAAGCACAAACAATTATAGAGCTTACTGATAGTATAACAAGCTTAGATAAACAAGAGGCACAATATAAAGCTGAATATGATACTAAAGAAGAATCTTGTAACAAAGAACTAGATAGGATACACAACAACGCAGAATATGTTAGAGCTAAGAGAGAAGAATTAGAAAATAAGCTTAACTCTATGGGTTTAATGATGAGCAGATAAGCTCTGACAAAAATCTAACAGATATAGATCCTGTTATAGTACCAAACACTAATCCATGAGAAGAAGAGAATCCAGAATTTAAAGCTAATTATAACTGAACATTATGGCATGATGGATTTAGTCATGATGATATAAGACAGAAGATGGTACAATATGCTTATAAACTATGAGGGATGGATTTAGTGTTATTGATGGAGTGTGAAAATGGTAATTGGAATATTAATGCTAGATGAGATAGTGGTAGAGCTTATGGTCTTTGCCAAATGAACACCAACTACCATAAACTACCTGCTGAATACTTTACAACATGGCAGGTACAGGTGGAGCTATGTTATCAGAAATGGAAGAGCTGAACAAAATTCTATGGTCCATGAAGATATATCAAAGGTAAAAGGTGTAGTGAGTATGTGAAGAGTAGATTTACCTTAATTGAATAAGTTTTATTCTTTTAAACTATACAACCATGATAATTAAAGTAATTGCTGCATTAGTTATTGTATGATGTTCTATTTATCTAACAATTAGATGCTCTAAGCTTGATAGCTTAGTTAACCAACTAAAGTTAGATATTAAATTCAAAGATGCTCATATCAAACAACAGCAAGAAAAGATTAACAACATTTTACTAGAGGTAAAAGATTTAGAAAACGAATTAACAATCGTTTATGGTAAAGCTAGAGTACATCCAGAAGAGAAGAGAAGTGAGATCCTAATGCTTAGAGCAAAATGATTAAAGATGAGAGAAATAGCTGAAAGAGTATGATTATCTAAATCAACTATTAGTAAATATCTAAAGATATGGGATAGTGAAACAAGATGGAGTCAAAAGTATCCTAGACCAGTAATGCCAAAGAATAAATCACTATTCCAATAAAAGTCTCCTCTGCTCTCTAGGGAGCAGATGGGTAGGATGTCTTTGCTGTTTTTCATCATCCTATCCATCTCTTCCTTAGGGAAGAGAGTCGCCACGCTAAATTCTAGTTCCTTATGGAAGAGGGGCTTAATCAACTCCACACCTAGTGTGTGGAGGCTATCAGAGAGTAAAACTAAAGCATGGGAAAACTATAGCTTGTCGGAATTTGCTAGTAGGAATAAAGATAAAAGGTTTTTGCTACATCCATGAGATCTACCATGCACTCATGTCTAGTGGAAGTCTAGACTCTCTGACTTTATATCTATTAATACCATGAAGTGAGGAATACATAATCTAAAACATAAAGAGCTTTATGAGTGGTATAATAACCAACCATATCCTAAAGTAAAACGAGCTAAGTTCTGTAGTAGAGTAATACAATACTGATACTCTAAAGAAGATGCTATTAAAGATATTGATTATCTCAAGATAGGTAAAAGAAAGAGATATTGAACAATAGTAGAAGAAAACTGAAGAGTATGTTCTAGATGTAAACAATTTAAGGATTGGAATATGTTTGCTAGAACTAAGGATGGTATCAATGGTAGAACTTCTAACTGCAAACAATGTAGGAATGAAATGAAGAAGAACTACAGATTAAGAACATGATACTCTAAGGATCATGAATACAAGAAAAAGAAGAGAGTATTATCTGTATGAGATCAAATATACTTTCAAGATGATGTATGGGAAGTGTTAAGTTATAAAATGAAGAAATGATACATAGTAAAGTCAATTCTTAACTGAACAGAAAAGAGAATAAGCACTATGGATAATCACCATAGCATTAATAATACCTGTGTAAGATTTACAAAGCTTAAATCATTATTGAGAGTGAAAACAACTGAAGAATTAGAAAAGGAGAAACAACTACAAGAAGAGAACAAAATTTTATATGAATAATATACCACCATGAAACGAAAAGTAACCTACAAAGAAAATCATTGAGAGATGGATACCATCATGATCAGAGCCAATGATTTTAGATGACTCATTGATGAACTAAGAGATTTCTTATTCTTTTCAGAATTAGTAACTATTGAGAGAGTTTTAGATCCTAATGAAAAAGATGCCTAGAAGTAAATCTGAATTAACTATCTATGAACCAATGCTAAAATTAGAATTAAGAATATTCATAGGAGAGAAATGAAAATCAGAATATAAGAAGTATAGCTGACATAAGATAAGATATGATGAGGTTGGATGTACTCATACCTTACCTATAGTAGATTGAGAAAATGCTTTTTGGATGATATGGATAGATGATATACATAATATTACTGATTTAGTACATGAGCTATATCACTTAGTTCAAGCTATAAGACATTCCCTTGATTTATGTGAAGAGACATGATCTTATCTAATATGATATTTAGCTAGTGAAATTATTTAGATCAATAAATAATGAAAATGTGTAAGCAAGAAGAAAGGATAATCCAACTAGAAAGGAAGATAGAGTATCTAGAAAGGAAGATAGAGTATCTAGAGAGGATAATACAGGCATTAGCTGATTATAAGGTATCAGAAAAGAGGGATGTAGTAATGAATGATGAGGTAATAGATCAGAGAGATAAATTTAAAGAGGAGATGAAGAAGATAGGAACACTAGAACAGTATTTTTGATTTTAGATTATTAATACAATACAATGGATCTAATCTGATTTTTAATCTGATTAATAATGGTAAGTTTTGTAATCTACATAATATATAAGAACGAATAACTTTTAAATAGATAAATAAATCAGAATGAAAAGTAAGAAAAAAGAAAAGAAATCTGAATGATATTTTGAGTTATACATACCTATCTACAAATTATTTGTAAGAATATATAAAGATAAAACTAAATATGAGAAATTGATTAGGGATTGTACTGAAGAAAAAGATTATGAAGTAAGTAAGGCTTGTGATGGTTGTACTTGGCATGAATGAATATGGGATAAGAATTATTACTGCTATGTATGTTGGTTAGAAGATTATGAGGTTAATAGTATATTTGTACATGAGCTTTTTCATCTAGTTTGTACTATCCAAGAACAATACGATATTGGAGAAGAAGCCTGTGCTTATTTGATAGAGTACATTTATAGAGAATTTAACAATAGAAGATAAATCAGACTTTTAATTCTTATTATTTAGATATGGAATACAATTGATTACCAATGACAGCAGAAGAAAGAATCAGATTTTTAGAACAATGTCTAGATAACAAAGAGAAAGTTAATAAAAGTCTAAGAGAAGAAATAAGAAATCTGAAGAAAGAATTAGGTAAGATAACTGTTCATAGTAATATGTTAGAATCAGAGAATATTCTTTTAAAGAAAGAATGTAAAGCTAGATTAGATAAGATTGAAGAACTAGAGAAAACACTAGAACATAGAGATAGCTTTTTCTCTATTATGCGAGATATATTAGCTAATGAAGATATAGATAATACTGAATTAACTGCTATATTATATTGTGTAGTTCATCATGAATGTTGAGATGTAGATTTAAGTAAAAAAGAATTAGAGATAGTAAATAATTTTTGGAGAAGAAAATATTGCTAGTAATAGCAGTTAGTATCGTTATATAAATTAAAATAAAAAAGACAGAGATTCCTTAGTGGATATTTCTCTGTCTTTTTTGGTGTGTCCATTCTGATTACTTTCAGTAATAATAGATTACTTTTATTACTTCTTTTTTCAACCATTATTCTTACCACCATTAGATTTCTTTCAACATGCCATCGTATTTTAGTTATGATCTAAAACTTGTTCTCATTTTCATTCAGATTTTTCTTCTTTTTCTCTTTGTTCTTTATCATGTTCCAAATGACATAGAGTTTCAAATAAGCATCTTCTACAACTAGATACACTTACTTGTAATCAGTATCTACATTCTCCTTTCTCATTTCAGTATTCTTTTAGATATTCCATTTATATATTTATCAAACTAAAGTATTAGAAGTATAGTAAGTTGTATTTACATTTACTGTTGATGTATATGTTCATCCTGTTCATCATATTATACCTCATAAACTATTTGTTCAAGCAGTACCTGTTCAAGTGAAAGGTATTCTATATGATGTTTGATATATTCACGTTTTTGAAGTTGATAACTTTATATTAGTACAATCTCTAAACATATAATAATAACAATAAATAGGTAATGTTGTTGCATATAGTTTAGGGAGTGATTTTAATGCTGTACATCATTGGAACATATAAGTATAGCAATTAGCTACTAATGTAGTAGCAGGTAACTCAGGGACAGTTTCCAATGCTGTACATCAATAGAACATACTACTATAGCAATATTCAGCTAGTGTTGTTGCAGGTAATACAGGTGGAGTTGTCAAGCTAGTACATCAATAGAACATCTCTCAATAACACCAATTATACAATGTAGTAGCAGGTAACTCAGGGGCTACTGTTAAAGAAGTACATCATTGGAACATATACTCATAACAATTTTTAGCCAATGTAGTAGCAGGTAAACTTGGTGCTGTTGTTAAAGAAGAACAATTATAAAACAACCTTTGAAGACATCTCTCGCCAACTGTAGTTGTTCAATTTTTGTTCAATAATGATGTTGTATCTCAGCCTGCTGATATACTTCAAGTCATTACAAATGAGTAATAACCTCAATTTACACTAAATCCTGTATCTGTTTCACTTGTATTTCTGAAATATACCTTATCTCATATATTTGTTAATGTTATATCAGTATCAAATGTATAGGTACTCCAATTTATTTTATCTGTACTTGTTTCTAGTGTAACACTCGTAGGAGTACCACTCTTTTTTAATTGTACTGTACTTCAAGCTGTATTTGCTGTAAAGTTTATTGGAGGTAAAGGAGCTTTATTAAAATTTTTTAATGTTAAAGGCATTTGTATATATTAACAGTTAAATATATTATTATATAGTTTATCAAACTAAAGTATTAGATGTATAGTATGTTGTGTTTATACTAGGTGCTGAAGCGAATGTTCAACCTGTTCAACCAAACATATATGCACAAGCAGTACCTGAACTAACAGTTCAAGTTCAAGTTATAGGTATTCTATATGGAGTTTGATATTCTCAAGTCTGTGTTGTACTTAATTTTATTTTAGAACAGTTATAAAACATATAATCATAACAGCTTGATTTTAGTGTAGTTGCAGGTAACTTTGGCAATGTTGTTAGATTAGTACATCAATAGAACATACTATCATAACAATGATTAGTTAATGTAGTTGCAGGAAATGATGGTGCTGATGTTAATCTAGTACAACCATTAAATAAATTATAGAAACAATAATTTCACTTTATTGTATCAGTTCAATTCTTACATAGTAATGTAGTTACATCTCCACTAGCAGAAGCACTTCAAGCTGTTATTCTAAAATAAGCATAATAAGATGTACCTTGATTAAAATTTGTAGGAGTTTCTGATTTATTTCTTACATATAGCTTATCTCAAGTATTTAAAGTAACTGCAGCACCACTTCGGTCTTCCCAAGTTTCTTTATCTGCACTTTTCTCAAGAGTAGCAGAACTCCATCAAGATGTCTTAGTAAAATATATTTTAGTTCAGTCTGCTTCAGCAGTAAAACATAGATAATTTACAGGTGGAGTTCTTTTATTAAATCCTTTCATAGTTAGATATGTCATACTATTCTCAAGTAGCAACTAAAGGTTGTAATTCTAATACTCATCATACTGCTAAGAATACAAATTGGTCTGTAGCATAAAAACTTAATGAGGTATCTACATTTCGTGGATTAGTAAATCCTGTTCCTAATGTCATTGTATAGTTATCTTCACTTATTATTCTTATTACATATTCTTCTCATTCTGCTAATGTAGCAGGTGCTGTAAGAGTAAAATCACTTCAAGGGATATTTATAATAGTTCTAAGAGATAGTTCCAATCATACAAAGAAATCTTCTCATCATCGGAGATTATCATTATTAGATGTGTCCCAATTTCAAGGGTCAAGATGTACTATGAATGTACTACTAGAGTAATAATTTCAAGGTCAATAATCGCTTGCATCAACCAATGTAGAAGAAGTTGTTATACTTCAAGTCCAAGCAAATCAATAGTTATTTCATCGTTGATAGAATTTACCACAATTAGCTTCTGAAAGTGTATCTCAAGAATTATATACAGTAGTAGCTCAACAGTTCTTATCAGCTATTGTAATCCATTTAGTTCAGTTTGAACTAATAGAGATAAGTCAGAGTGTGGGATTATGGAATATTCAAGCATTTCAAGTTCACTGATATAATACAGACCAACTACTATCAGGGATTACTGCTTCATCTTTAAATGGTCTTATACTTCTTCAGCTACAACGGTATCAATTACTTATATTTATAAGTCAACCATCTATTAACCAAAATCATCTTCCATGATTATCATTAACATCAGAGTTCCGATAAAATCATCTACTTCAACTATTAGTCACATTTCAAGTGTCTCGTTCCCTATATCAAGCAAAAGGCATTTTTAAATATGTAGACATATTAGTTCATCAACTACTAGTCCAAGCTCATAATGTCTGTCAAACTGTATTTAAAGCTGTAAATTCATCTTGAATAGGAATATGATAACCCTCATCACAAGGTCATTGCATAACTTGATAATTTGCTAAAATTGTTTTAGTAACCCAACTATAATCACTTCATCAACTAATTGTTATATCTCAACTACCTAATACTGATTCTCAGTTTATTGTTTTAATATTTGTTCAACTTTCTAATGTATCTTGTTTTGCATCTACTGCTGTCTTTACTGCTTTCTGTGATGGATAATAACTATCACTATTATCTGTTAAATCTGTTTTAAGATTTGCTGTTGTTTGTAATCATGTAACTGCTCATGTAGATCCATTTACACTTGTTACAGGAAATGTTATGTTAGTTTCTGTTATAGCTGTTACCTGTCATAATGTATTAGTAGTAATAGTAGGTACTTTTGTTGCTGTTCACTTAGTAGTGTATGCTGTTTGAGATCCTATTCATAGATTAGCAGGTGTTATATTAACATTACCTGTTCTATATGTACTTTCAGCATCTCATTTTACTCATGTTATTGTATTTACCTGTGCTCATGCAGCTATACCATCTAATTTAGTTTTATCTGTTGCACTCATTAATCATGCTGTGCTTTGTGTAGCATCTGAATATGTTGTATCTGTTGCTGATATTGTTTTACCATCAGATGCAATGCTGATATTAGTTCAAGCTATTAGAGTATCTTGTTTACCTGCTATTGTTGTAGCATATCCATCATACGTTGATACTTTAGCAGCTGTGATTCAAGAATTTAATGCTGCAATTTGGTCTGATGTTAAAGCTGTTTCATTTACTGTATATTGGTATTCCCATTGGCTACCTTGATAAATATATCTAGTAGTAGCATCATCATGGTTTTCATCATCTTGTACTATACAATAGTCATTCCTAGTTGGAGTTCTTACAACACCTCAAGAGTAGAATGTAGTTGCTGCAGCTAATTCAGCATAAGTTGCAAATTGGTCTCATGCTGCATTCTTTGTGATATAGTAAGCTGTTACTGAGTTTATTGAAGTATCTACATAGTTTTTATCTGCTAATTGGTTTGTTGTACTTGCAGAACTAGGTATCTTACCATTTATAGTAGAGATTGAGCTATTAAGTTCCTTACCTTGATTAGCTGATAGAGCATCAGTAGTAGAACTAGAATTTAATACATCTACTATTGTTCATCAGTTTTTAATTAGTTTACCTGTTGTACCATCAAATAATGCAAAGTGTGAATCTGTTGAAGAAGATGGTCATAATACATCTCCAGATCATTCTCAATCTTGTCAATCTGATATTTGGAAGCTAGAACTATCTCAATTAGTCTCTGTTACTGTTACTGTTGTTATCTTACCACTCTTAGAGCTTGTTATTGATTGGATACCATTACCTGTTTCTCAAGTCTGTCATTGAGGTATTCCAAATTCAAACACTGCTGCAGATGATGTACCACTATTTGTTACTGTAGCTGCACTTCATGGAGATAATGTAGATGTTGTTCAAACACTTATTGTAGCTGCACTTCCTGTAGCTCATGTATCTCCTTTAGGGATACTAAAATCAAATACAGCTGCACTTGATGTTCATGAGTTAGTAACAGTTGCTGATGATCATTCAGCTCATGTTGTTACTGTTCATACTGCTATTGTTGCTGCAGTTCATGTATCACCTTTTTCTCATTGTGGGATAGTAAAATCAAATACTGCTGCACTAGAAGTTCAACTATTAGTTACACTAGCATCAGTTCATGGTGCACCTGTTGTTGTAGATCATACGCTAATAGTTGCAGCTGTTCATGTATCTCAAGTATCTCACTTTGCTCATTTTGGAATAGTAAAGTTAAATACAGCATCTGAAGTAGTACCACTATTAGTTACACTTGCTGATGTACCAGGCTCTCATGTAGTAGTTGTACCTACACTAATTGTTGCTGCATCTCCTTTATCTCAAGTATCTCCTTTTTCTCACTCTGGAATTCAGAAGTTGAATACTGCTGCTCAAGTAGTTCAAGAGTTAGTTACTGTTGCAGAACTACCTGGAGTAAGTGTAGTAGTAGTACCTACTGATATTGTAGCAGCATCTCATGTATCTCATTTTAGATCTACCTTAGCATCTGTTAATGTTACAGTATCTCAATCATCTTTAGTAAATACCATATCATCTCAATCAAATTCTGCACTAACAATAGATGCTCAAGTATCTCATGTATCTCCTTTCTCTCATTCTGGGATTGTGAAGTCTAATACAGCAGCACTTGTAGTTCAAGAGTTTACTACACTAGCAGAGCTTCATGGTGTTCAAGTAGTAGTAGATCATACTGTGATAGTAGCTGCAGTACCAGTATCTCATTTCTCTCACTTTAAGTTAGAGTATTGAGCTTTCTTAATCTTATTACCATCTTCAGAATCTGAAAAAAGTATGAAGTCATCTTGAGCAATAGTTAACTTCTCATCAAAGTCTATAGGGAATATTTGTGCCATCTAGATTTATTAAAAATAATTAAATAGGTTCTCTCTCTTTCCAGAAAGTAGCAGGAATAAGCTTTCAACTATTTGCTAATATGAATATAACTTCATCATCTTCATCAGCTACTTCAGTATAGGCATCTTGTAGAGGTGTCATATATGTTATAGGTCTTAACCTTGCTCACCAATCTGTTTCAGGTCTTAACCTCTCTCACCAACTTGTTTCTGGAGGAGTTCTAGTATTCCATGTTGTTGGCATTAATGCATTAAAACATATAAATTTGTTATATTCTGCATTATATTCCCAATTTTGAAAATTCAATAAAAAACCTTGAATGATACTTAAAAAAACATAAAAGTCTGAATAACTTTTATGTCGTAAGATATAAGCATGGAGGTTCTAATAATTCTTGTTATAGGTATGGTACTATGAGTTCTTATCTATAAGTGATATAGATCTTTTATGAAGAAGATGGCAATAAAAGAATTAAAAGAACAAATAGTAAATCTTGAATTTATAGCTAAAAATTCTGATGATGGTGATGAAATCCAAAGATGTTTAGAAATGGCTGTTAAATGTAAAGAAGCAATTAAAAAATTAGAACAATAAAAAAAGAGCTGTTATTTAAAGCAGCTCTTTTAAATTATCTTAAGAATTTACATAGGTATTTACTTTAGTTATTTCTTTTTTACTTTATGATGATAATTAAGATATATATGAATAGCTATAGCAATAAGAATAATGACTCCACATAATATCCATTGCCATGTAGGAGATTCTTTTGGTGGGAAGAAATGTCTTATTAAATATCATACAGCTAATCATCGCATAAAAGGATTAAACCAATTATTGTTATTGCCTTTATCCATTATTAAAAGAGTATGATATAAAATTAGTTATCTCATATACAAAGATATCATAGTATTCACAATATCATAATAAATCATATAAGCTTTGTTATGAAATATCCTAAACCAATAAGGAAGAAAGCAGCTCATACTAACATTGCAAAAATTACAATCATTACAATATTTACTTTCCTATCTTCTTTATTCTTTTTAATCTTATCTTTCTTCTCTTTCTCTTCCATTTTGATGAATCTTTCTTTAATCTTTCTCAATTTATCATTTTTATCCATAATAAAAAGAGTAGTAAATAAATTACCACTCTTTTACTTTTATATAACACTTTGTCAATACTTATTCTTCTTCATCCATTACTGATGTTGTAATAGATGCTGAGATAGGATTGATTATATCTGAAGCTCAAAGATTCTTAAATATTGAACTCATTTCTTCAGCAGTAAATTCACTTGGAGTTGGTATATTAGACATTCAAGCTTTCTCTAATGCCTTTGATAGAGACTTCTTTGTAGAACTAGATAATGCTTTACTTGTTATTTCTCAACCAACCAATCTAGATAATTCTTTCTTAGCTCATCATGACATACTATTAAGAGCAGATGCAATATTTGTTTTAGCTTTTGTACTAAATAGATACTTTCAAGCTACAGCTCATAGAATAATATTACCTAATTTTCATCAGAAAGAATCGTTATCAAATGGTCATCAAACTGTACCTCCTAATATACCTCAACCAATAGTTCATTTATCAAACACAGATAATATTTCTCTAGCAGCATCAGCTGAGTCTTTTCTTGATATAGCATCTTCTAATGCTTTTGCAATTTGAGTCTCGTTATTTAGTAATTTAACATTACCTAATCATTCTTTAGTTGCAGCATCTTCAATATATTTCTTCAAATCTTTCCTAACTAGATCTAGTCATTTCTTAACTGCTCATCATCTTACATCTCATGCATTAGTGTAAATAGATACTGTATCATCTAATATTGATTTTATCTCATCTAGTTCTGATAGAGTATGTTTTTGCTTGCTCATTAGCTCTTCAACTCTAGCTAACTTTTTCTCCAATCATGGAACATCTTTAATAGTATTATGTATAACATCTAATGATTTATTAGCAGATTCAACTGTATGTAATGATTTACTAGCTCATAATACTTCTTTCTTTAAACTATGAGACTTTTTAGCATAATTGCCTAATTCATTAATAATTGTTGGCTTATCTCACTTAAATCATCTTTCTATCATCCATTTACCTACATCATCTGCCTCTCAACCTTTCAATCATGCTTTAGCTAAGTCAGTTCATTCATCAATTAATTGATTTTTAACTGCATTTAGTTTAGCAGGGTTTAGTAGTCATGATAATTGTAATTTATTAGCAACTTTTTCAGCTCATTTTTGGATATATGGTTTTGCAGCTTTATATCATGCAGCTACTCAAGGTATTGCAGCTCATATAGCAGTTCATATACCAACTTCTCATGCTGTTGGTAATTCACTATCTGCTACTATGCTATATAATGTCATATCTCAAGCTCATTCTAATCAACCAGCTACTATTTTCTGCCATGTAGGAGCATCCTTAAGATAGTTCATTAATTCTGCTCATTTTGCTGTTCATTGAACTGCTCATTTTAACAAAGCTTCTCATCATACAACTTGAGATAGGTCTCAAACAGTTTTAGTTACATTATAAGCTACACTATCTTGATCTGCTCATATATCTTTAGAAGACCAATCATTATCTAGATAATCTTTATAAGATTGAACTAAGTTAGATACCTTTTCTTCATCAGCTCATAATTGTTTAGCTGTCCATCCTATAACATCTGCTGCTCATTTTGCTAAGAATCTAGGTACTCAAGTAGCAGAATCATAAGCTCATCATACAATATCAGTTCATAATTGCCCCAAAAATGATTTTTCTTCTTCCTTTTTTGCTTCTTCTTGAGGTCTTTCTGCTAATCATGATACATATAGGAATTCATTACTTTTTCATGCTACATATTCAGCTAATAGTTTTTTTCATTGATCATTTAATCATTCTGCAAAGTCATCAAATACATCTTTATCATTAGCTTTAGCATCTAGATTATACTTTCTCTTTAATGCCTGCGATAGTTCAGTTTTTCTTAGCTCTTCATTTGCTCATTCAGAGTTTAGAGTAGCAGCTTGATACGCCTGTTGGTTAATCTCATCATCTCTCTCATCAAGAATCTGATCGTTAACCATTTTATTAACATTCTTTCTGTAGTAAGAGCTTTCAGCCTGTCTTTTTTCTTCCTCTGATTGTAGTCAAAGGCTATTACCATAAGCAATAACCTTATCATAGTTACTTTTGTTTAATCATGGGAACATTGTGTTATAGGTGTTATTTGGTATAAACCTATTGTTTAAAAAATTAGCCATTAGTGATATATTATGTTATAAAACTACTTTCTTATTCAGTATTTTGATTCCAAATTTGATACAGATGAATCAAATCAAATTCATGATGTACTATATGTATTACCTCATAATTGTTCTAGAATATAATCAGCCATATTTGTTGGGATCATTTCCTTTATTGATTCATCATCGATTCAAGCATTCCTATATGATCTAACTAAATCATCATATTTAACTTGATAGAACTTAGCTCTTCATTTTATAAGCTCTTTTGCCAATGTAGAGAAGTTTCATTTAGCAGCATCTGTTAACCATGTACCATCCCAACCATGTTTTATATATTTCTGATACAATGCTTCTGGATCTGCGTATCATGCTGCATTAGCTGCGTTTTCAAATTCTTCTCATCTAACTACAGATCTTGGATCTAGAACTTTCATGAATTGGAATATTGCTCCTAAGTCTCATGCTCAGTTATTAGCATTTAAAGAAGTTATTAATGAGTCAATCTGTACTGCAGCATCTTGGAAATCTTTTACTAAAGAATCTGACTTGAATGTATTATCTGCTTTATCAATTATCTTTGTTTGAGCATCAGTTAATTGTATTTTTAATCACTGATTTAAAGCTTCTCTCCATTCATCTCACCATCATTTTTCAGCAGCTATATCTCATATTTTAACAGTATCTGATTGAGATATTCTTCATCTTCTAGCTTCTTCTAGATAGTTTTGCTTCTTAGCCTCATCAACTGCAGATAAATTAGATGTAGTTGAAGTTGTACTAGCTTGGCTTGGATCAAAGAATCACTTTAGAGATGTACTTCATGGTTGGATTGTTCTTTCCATTATTACTCATGGATTCTTTACATCAAAGTTACTATCTCTAACTACAAAGCTTCCATCATTATTTACTTTAGTTACTATTCAAACATGACCATGATTAATACCATCTGAACTCTTATGGTTGTAATCAAATACTGCTATAGTTCATACCTTAGGAGTATAAGAGTTAACACTATTTAATTTTGTAGATAAGTCGTTATCATAATATCTATTACTAGCATCTGTTACTCAGATACTTTGTAAGTAATCATTAACAAATTTACCACACTCTCAAACATACTTTCAATTCTGATATTTGCTATCAGATAGGAATAGTCATAGTGTATTACCATCATATCCTCATGCTGTACTCATCATACTTGTACTAAAAGCATTTTCATCTACTTGATTATATGCCTTAGGTGTACCTTTACCTCAGAATTGCTTATTAAAATCTTCAGCTGTCATTAGTTCTCAATTATACATTACATATTCTTTACCACCTATAGTGTATGTCTTAGATATTCAAGTTCCTGTTCAATATGTATTGTTATAAAGTGTTTTATATTCAGGTTTTGTCTTAATGAAGTCATTAATTGTTGTTAATTCCTGTCATAGAGTAGTACCATTAGCTTCCATATTCTTTAAAATATCTTCAGCCATCTGTTCAGCACTTCTTACCATTGGGATACCAGGATATTGCTTTAATAAGTTCTCTACACTCTTTAATGCAGCCTTATATCTAGTAGAGTAGTCTTTAGAATTAATATCTCAGTTAGTATATTCTTGCTGTCTTACCCAATAATTCCATTCTCTCTCTTGTTTTTGTTGTGGAGTCTCATAATTCATTAGATCCATAGCAAATCATAGCTCATTCATCTTCTGTGTTCTCTCTTGCATATTGATTTGATACTCTTGTAGCTGTAATTGGAACTCACTTTGATATTGATTCATTCTATTGTTGTATTGTGTAGCAACTCTATTGTATTCAGAGTTAAGAGATCTAAGTTGTAATTGTAAATCGTATGTTCTATCAGATATAATAGCGTTAATTTTAGCTCTACTAGCTCATGTTCACTCATATTCTGCCTCTACTTGCTTCTTCATAGAGTCAATATCAGCTTGAACTTTCTCTATTTCCTCTTGTTTTTTAGCTGCTTCATCTCCTAATTCTGTCATTTCTGGAGATTCCATCTTATCTTTGTAATCATCAAAGATACTTCATGCTCAAGATCATGCAGTAGTGAGATTTGTTATCATATTTTGTAAAAAAGTGTTCCTAAGTTGGTCAAACATAGTCTCACTTCCTCATTTGTCATCATCATAAGCAGCTATTATGTTACCTTTGTTGATTTGTTGCTGTAATTCTGCATATTTTTCAGGATTTGCTACTCTTAATGACTCTAAATCTGTTGTAGATATACTTCAATTCTTATATTGAGTGTATAAATCTGCTATAGGTGTACTAGAAAGCTGTAATCCTTGAGAATATCACTTATACCATACATCTAATGTGTTCTTTTGCTCATCATTTCTTGCATCATAAGAAAAATTCTTCTTAAATGTTTCATAATCTGTAAAATATTCTGGATTAGATGTTCTATATCAGTTCAGATTGTTGATAATTTTAGTCTGAGCTTCATCAGATGTCTGAGAGTAATATTCTTTAGATAGAGGAGTTAATGCTCACTCCTGCTTAATTTCTGATACGGTAGTAACTGGTGTTTCCTTTTTAGGTTTTTCAGGTGTTATAACATCAACTTTAGGTGTATCATTCCTAGCTACATCTACTGTTGTTGTTTCTGGTTGTTGATTAACTACAGGAGTCTCTTGTCTAGTAGTTGGTGTTTCTACAGGTTGGTTAGCATTAGTGTAAGATTTTGCTGTTTTCTGACCAAAAGTACCTGCATTTTGCTTCTCTTGAATATACCTATTAGCATATTCTTCAGCTGTTGCGTTACCTTTAACCATGTTAGCGTACTTAGCTTGCTGGTCTGTAGACATTCATTCATAAGATTTCTTCCAATCTTCATAAGATATTGCCATTTGTTATATTATAATAAATTAAATTTATCTCTTAAATAAGATGCTAATTCTGAATACTTTTTTTGTTCTTCTTCTCATGCGAATTTCCATGCATAACTTAGATGATCTACTAAAGCTTGATAATTCTTTAATGCTACATCATCTATCTTTGCTCTAGCTCATTCTGTATTCCTTAATTCTGTTGCTAATGCACTACTCATTAATTGCTCTTCTGTATTGAGGTCTCACCATGTCGTTGATAACACTCAAATGGTTGCATTAACTGCTTTTAATCTCTGAATTCTCTCTTTTTCTTTTTCTATGTTAGATTCTAAGCAACTTACTGGTAGAATTAGATATCAATAACCATTTATTCAGTTATACATATAAGGCTTAAGAGTCTTAAATGCGAAGTATTCACCTATAGCTCAATGGTAGTTATCAATTGCTCATCTCTCAGCATTAGAGATATCAGCTCATCCTGTAGCTTTTATGTACTTTACTCATGCTCGATTAAGTCTATGTCATACCATTTTAGGATACATCTTAGGCTCTCTTCGTACTAATCATTCAACTTGATCTATTCAGAAGTTAACTGTCTTAGAGAATCCTACTAAATGTCATTTCTCTAGAGCTTCTTTTATCTCTGCATTATCCCATAGAAGTCTTTTAGTAAATACTTGCTCTTTCTTAAATGTCTTACTAGCAACTTCATTCCATCGTTTTCTTACATGGTCTACTGCAGTAGGTACTCACCATCAAGATCCAATAACATATCCATATTTCTCACAGTAATGTACAGCATCAATATAGAGAGTATTAGTTTGCTTAGTAGTTAGGTCTAATCCAAACAATCTAATAATCTGATTTACTGCTCATACTATCGTACAGGCTGATTTAGTCTCTTTATTGTTGGCTTGATTCCCTTTAGGTCGGATGTCATGAGTTATCTGTGGTATGATACATTTGGTATCTTCTCAGAATGCATATTCATCACCATAGTCATAGGCTACTTCTGTCATTCCAACTTATCTAATTCATCTAAAAGTCTTTCTCTTTCTATTATTCTATTAGCTTTTTCATTACTATGTCTCTTAAAAAGCTCTATATTCTTAGCAGGATTTATGTAATACAATCTATCTTCTAACCATGTTATCCTCTTTGCTAACCATTCAAGTCTTGCTCGGATTTGTTCTTTTGTCATGTATTAGTTGGTAGTTATAAATCTACTTTTTCTTTTTCTTTAACAGTTCTGGTATATAGAATAACTCATCTTCACAACTCAATATCACTTCTAATTCATGTCTTACCCCTGCACTTAATACAGGTTTAACTAACTCAAATACTTTTCTTAATTGGTCTCTAGGATTCTGTTTATCTTTGAAGTATCTATTTAGAGCATCATGTTCTCTCTCACTTATCCTTACTTTATTCTCAGGTATCTCTGTGTTATATTTCTGTCTGTTACATTTTCACATGATGTGGTGTAGATTTGTAGCAGTTTTATCTATAACTCTCAATAAGCGATAATTGACATTGTCAAGAGTAATAACCCTATCACGATAATTAAAATCTTTATCCATCTCATATCTCATATTTAGGAGGTAAATTACTCCTTTTTCTCTACTCATAAATCTCACAATGCTTTATTTATTCTCTTAGAGATAAGTGTTAATACAGGTATCCCTACTCATAGAGCTATAGCTTGCCAATCTCATTGAATACCTGATAAATAAGTTATTCAAAAAGCAACTATTACATCTAGTAGTTGCCAACAGAATGTTCTAAATTCTTTATTTTGTCGTAGTTCTTTTAACATTGTTATTATTTAGAAGCTAAAGTGTTTAATTTAGATAATTCAGACTTAATCCAAGATAAATCTGTTGAAATCTCCTTTAATGTTGTTTGGATCTCTACAATATCTACTGTACTTTGGAATTCCTCTAGTCTAGATACTCTATAATTAAGAGAACTCCAAGTAACTCCTAATCAGAATACAAATAATACTAACTTCCATATTGTAGCAGGTTGTTTTAGTCGTTCTACCATTAACATACTTTTAATGTAAATATTTATGGTATATTAATCAGAAATTTGAAAATTCAATTAATAAAAAAGAGAGCTTTATTCACTCTCTTCTTCTGTGTTATCTTGTTCCTGTTCTTTATTACTATGCGATGCAGTTGATGATATACATCACATTGATGTTCTTTTAGTTTGTACCATTGATTTATATTATAATCTAAAATCTAATCAACATCTCATGTTCATAATCTTCTCTTTCTTCATGCATAATCTACATAACATATATAGTTGTATCCTGTTTCTTCAGGACTAGATGAGGTTGATGGTGTCATCCATATATGTCATCTCCTTGAGCTACCAACAGAGCTTGTAGGAACTCGAGGATATGTTTCTTTTGTTCTTCTAACTACTCAATTACTTGTAGTATAGTAAATATGCCAATCTGATGAATCATCAGGTATTCGGATCATTCAAGGTGTTTGTCATGTAGCTCAACTATAACTTGTATCATATTGTATCCTATGTTTATATCATGTATTAGAACTTCAGCTATAATAACAAGGTGGTACATAACATATATTAGCTCATTCTACTCGCATATATCATGCATTACATACTGTAGTATCAAAATTAAGATTAGATACACTAAATGTTTTTGTAGCAAGAAGTGTAGAATCTGCATATAGCCTAAATCTATATTGTGTTATTCAAGGTCGTATTTCATCAGGATCTATTCATCACCAAAAAGCTAAACCATTAGCCCATACAGTATCTCAATCTTTTCATTGGATATATTCATCATACCAATAATATGTTGATGTACTAGGTGTTTGCCATCATCATCAAGCATATTGGTCAAAATACATTGTAAAATCACAGGTTATTGAAGAAGTAGATTGATTAGATACTAATATAATTCATGCAAATACCTCATTACCTTGTTGGAATCAGCTAAGATTAAAACTACTTGTTTCATTTAGAGCATAAAAATCATCCCAAGACCAATCACTAGGTACTATATCATCCCAATCATAAGGTTGGAACATTTTTCAAAATACAGGATATGCACCACTCCAATATATTCATTCTCATACTTGGAATTTTTCTATCTGTAAATCTGATACTGCCATCTATTCCATTTAATATAAATCGCTTCATACAGGTATTCTTAACTTACCACTAGATAAATCTAGTGTATCTCTACCCAACATATAAGCATCTCAATCTAATACGATATAGTTTCAGTTCAACATTACTACTCAGCTACCTACTCATGAGCTATATTGTCATTGTAAATATCAAATCTGACTTCAGTTGTAATAAAAAGCTATTCTTCATTGACTAGATGAATAAGGATATAGCTTAATTCAGTTAGAGCTTGTACTACCTGCTGTAATTGTAGTACCTGTTATATCTCATGCTGTGATATTCCCTAAATCAGCACTAATAGCTGATAGATAATCTACATCTAGTTTACTTGCTGTAATAGAGTAGGATTGTATCTCACTAGCTGTAATTGTATTAGCAGCTATTTCATTACCTGTAATAGTGTTAGCTGCTATATTATCAGCTGTTATAAATGTACTTTGCTTATCTGTTCAAAAAGCTTGGAATTCAGCATCTTTTCAGCTAGTTGTTGGTGATGCTACGCATAACAAGATTTTATTCTCTCATACACTTGTACTAGCTGAAGTAGTTGTTTTAACATTATTATCTTCTCTATCGTAGTATATGTAAGTAGTACCACTCATATTACCTGTATTTCAACTACTTACTGTTAATGCTGTTCAATCTGGTAGATAAATGCTACCACTTCACCATGCTACAGTATTATAATCTGATGCACTCCAATTTACATTAGTACTCCAACCTGCTATACCTGTTCCTCATCATTCTATATTATAAACACTTGTTCATGCATTGATTTTAGGAGAACTCACTCAAGGGACTTCTGTCATAGCTCCTCAAGTGTTTGGATCTGTTAAGCTAAGTAATACATTTTCTATATCATTGTATCCTATAGTTGTCATTATCTTTTAACATTATTATTAAAGATTAAATCTAATGCATAAAAGCTAGGTGTTGTCGTTCAATTTCAGTTAAGAATGATTTTAAATTGTATGTATTGGAATTGTTCCCTTACAAATAAATCTTCTGTGAAATTTGCTATTGTATCTGTGGTAGGAGTTAGTGTTCTAAGTGTTGTAAAATTTCAACCATCTACTGAATATTGAATCTCTATACTTTCTCATGTCTTTAATGCTGAATATCCTATACCAGCTAGGATTCAATCTTTGATTTCTTTTAGTGAGTTAGCATAATATCATCTTGTTATTAATTCTCCTGTAGTATTATATACACTATCACTTAATACATCTATTCAATAACTACTTCAGCTCTTCCATGCTACAAATAAATTAATTCAATCTGAATAAATACTTGTTATTGTTGCTCAACTTTCAGTTAATTCATAATCATAACTTAATACCTCATTATAGTTTTTATTCTTAGATCACCATGAATAGATACCTTTCTTTCATGCTATAACTAATCTTTCATTATATACTCATATTCAGTTATCAATCTCAGCAAAATCATCACATTTCTTTAGTTGATAGATCTTATATCCATCTAATATTCCTAATCATCTGTTAGTTACTATGTATGGATAACCATTATAGATCTGTGTTTGGTATGTTACATATCAAATTAAAGGTATAGTCTCATCTGGTACATCACTTACTCAATCCCATAGATAGATATTAGAATTACCTAATGCTGATTGAGTTACCACTCTTATTGCTCATCCCAAATCGTTAAGCTTTTGGATTACTCAACCTTTTTCTAGTGTAAATATATCAGAGAATACATTAGATACATCTACTTTACTTAACTTCTCACCATTACCAATATACATATCTCACATACTTACTAGCATAGGATGATAATCTACATTGTTTAATGATGTTACTTCTGTAGGAGTTACTGATGCATTATTATAGATATCTGATATTGATACCTTATAGAGCTTACTGTCTGAACACATATAAACATAGTCATTGAATACTGCAGCAGATATTAGAGCAGTAGTTAATCATGTAGTTACTGCTGACCATGTTCAACTATCACATTTATAACATTCTCAATGATTTCAGAAAGCTACATATAATGATGGTTTAGCTTTTACTATTACATTGATTTTATATGATGTAGTTATTCATGCTACAAGCTTTTTACTTAGTGAGATACCTCTAGCATTCTCTCTTACTTCTATATTCTTACTTGAAAAATAGCTGTTGTTAATTCATGTGAATACATCATCAGCTATTCCTCAGTTTGCCCCTCTAAATACTGGAGCTATTACATTGCTTTCTGCCATTATTTTATTCTAAGAATCATAAATAAGCATCTTCTACATGATACGCACTTTCATTCTCAAAACTTCATTCTACTTGTATCTGTTTTATTCATTGTTGATAATATCACTCCCATAATTGTTGCTTATCAAATATTTGCTTCTCTCCAAATACAAGTGAGTTTAATCCTTTAACTAAAATGTTATGATATTCTGCAGGTAGTTTAATCTCATCTGAAGTATTAGTGAGAGTTAAATCCATTGGGATATATTTACCCTCTATGTATAATTCTCAATCTTTATCTGGAATTGGGATAAGGAATAAACTACCATCTCTAAGGATACAATAAGGTTTATCGTTTTTATCTAATACCTCTTTTTCTGAATCGTATAAACTTGTATCATAGATTGGAATATCCTTTCAGTTTAAGAATACTTTTAACACTAACTTTAATCCTGTACTATTAGAGTCTGGTTGTGGTAAAATATATTCTGATTGTCATGCTATAACATCAGTATTAAAACTTTGCCATGTATATTTCTTACTATCTACTACTAATCTTGAGAAGATATCTTTATAGATGATATTTAAGTATTTAAGATAATCAGCATCAGAAATCTGACCACTTGTAGCTGATGTTTGCTTTCTAGATAATGCTATTATTGTAGATACATCCATTAGTGTGTACTTTTATTAATAAAAGATTCATTCTAGAGAGCAAGTCTCCCTGCCCTCTATATATGAATCACTTACTAAGCAGCGATTTTGATATCAACCATTCTGTTCTTACCTTCTGTGAAAGTCTTTTTACCATATAAGCAAGAAATGATGTAGTAATCAGCTTTTTGCTTAGGCAATGGAGTCTTTCTAACATCGATATTTTGTTGCATGATAAGGTCGATAGCTCCTGGTCTACAAAGGATAGCGTGTTCTTCTGCATTTCCTACAGTAATTGTAGTATCTGGTGTAGATACAAGAACAGCACCTGCTGTAGTTAATACTCCAGTAGTAGCATCTAAGTTAGCTTTAGCATTCTTTAATTTAGCTCTGTCAGCAGCACTTACTTCAACATAAGTTGTTCCTGCTCCTGAAGTTCCATTAATAGCTGCAGCTAAGTTAGCTAATGCAGCAGCATCGTTAGCTCCTTTCAATACATTACCAGCAGTAGTTCCGATAGATGCTACGAAAGTGAATTTAACACCTGCAACTGTGATTTCATCAGTAGCAACTACAGAAGAGAAGCTAATAGTTCTTTTGTGGAATACATTGTTTGAAGAATATACTTTATATCCTGCAAAGTTTCCTGCATATCCATTTTTAAGAGCAAGATCAGCTAATGAGAATCAATCTTGAGCAACTGTTTGAGCAATAATTGAAGCAGTTTTAGGTGATACAACTAAAGCCCAAGTCTTATCCATTTCACATCCATTAGCAGTAAGTTTAGCTCATGCTGTCATGATAGCGTTAAGACAGTTAGAAGTTGATAGAGAGATAGCTCCAGAACTTCCGATGTCTGAACCATCACATGAAATAGCAGCGTTAACTACTTCTCCTAATACTGATCCATCGATATCGTTAGATAATCTATAAGCAGCTCTTTCTACATAACTGTTTTCTAGATCATATTTGTTTTGAATCCAATCTACTTCATCAATAGCAAATGAGATTTCTTTAGATTGGTCGATATCTAGATATTCATCAGTACCGATAAGATCTTGTTGAGTAGTATCAGTATATTTAGTGTAATCATTTACAACTAAATCATTTGGATAAGGTCTGTGGATTCTATCTCCATATTTTAAATCTGGTTGTTCTTCAAATGAACAGATTTGTGTAGCTACGAGAGCGTTTCTAGTTAAATATTGAATTCTTCTACTCCATAGCTCTGGTATAAAAGCGTCTAAATTTTGAGCCATCTTAATGTAAATAAATAATCTAAAAGTTATTTACCTTTCCTTGCTTTCCACCAATCGTTAAACTCTGCATCAGACATCTCTTTCCAGCTTTTTTCAGGTTCTGGATCTTTTGTAATGCCCTCCACTCATGTTGAACTTTGTTGGTGTGGTAGCAATTCTGGTTTATTCTTTGCTAGATATAACTCAAAGGCTGTCTTGGCATCCATTCATGTATACTGTGATTGGATTTTCTTAACCTCCTCCCTAAACTCACTAGCAGTAGAGTTCTTTTCAAAGAATAGTTCCTCTTTAACCTTTTTATCGATGTAGCTATCATCGATTTGGTATTGAGCTTTTTCTTTTTCCTGTGCCTTAGCACTTTTAAAACGAGATTTCCATTTCTCTACATCAGCTTGAGATTTCTCATACAAGGCTTTGTAGTCAATCTCTTCATCATCTTCATCTTCAGTAGGTTCAACTACTGTCTCCAGTTCTTTTTCTTCTGGCATCTTGTTAATTGGTTAGTAATAAAGCATCATAACCTTAGCTAGAGTAGATTTGTGTTGCATAAACCTACAAACTGCGATTATGTTAGGTGTTTAACCTCTTTTAAATTGGCTCTCTTTAATGGCTGAATTCCTTTCCATATAGTTCATGACAAAAACTACCTTTATTCTGTTTGCTTAAACATATCTTCAATGAGTTGTGCTTGAGCTTCTCAATCTATCTC